ATTAGAGAAAAGTTATGAGAAAGAATTGGGTAGAAGGGGTAGTATTTGAAATGACCTTGGATCCGTTTGAAATGACTCTTACAGGGGATACATCTGTGAAGTGGACGTATGGAGGTCGTTCGCCCCATAAAGGTGTATGGTTAAAAACTGGACAAACAGAGGGGGCTCTTTATTTTGGACGTAAGTCTGAGGCAAATTTGGGGCTTTTCCGAGTAACGCAAGAGTATCAAGTATCGGAGGATTGTGATCATATAGATTTTGGTTTGTCAGCGACATATATGCGGACAGGTGTTATACCAGGATTGTCCTTGAGAGTAGGGTCACGTATAGAGTGTGAGGCGTTTTTTTTCGATAGGAATGCTCTTTTCCCATTTAAAATTGCGGTTACTGTGGTGGGGAATCCTCGTAGCTTTGGTGTGTCGCCCTGGTCTTATACTTTTGTATTGGTAAAAGAGAAGCGAGAGCGTGGGGAGGGGATTATAGAAATCAGAAATCCGAACCTATTGCAGTTTGAAGCACGAGCGAGTTCGGATAAGATAACCCTAAGCCCCATAGAGAATCAAGGCGGAGAGGTCGTAAGGATTCCGATACATACGAAAAGTTCACAGGAGCTGGATGTAGGGAGCTTTCGGGAACAGATCGTAATCAAGTCCTCCCTGGGGAGTGAGCGGGTAATTCCTGTCTATATCTCTGTAAAAAAGGAACTGGAGATGGTGGAGCGGGATATTTACTTCTGCAAAGACAAGGATCTGCTGGAGGTACGCGCCAAAGGGGACGGGGATTACATGGAAATGCAGTTGAAGATACACTTTTCGGGCTATGGACAAGAGAAAGAGGTTACCCAACACTATGAGTATGTATTTTTCCAAGGAAAGGTAAAAATAGATATAGGGGAAGAGGTGCAGGATTTCTTTGAAGGAATCCCCAACTTGCACTCCTTGACCCTGAATGAGACACGGGATATAACCGTGTACCCCTTGTATAAGGCCGCAGTAGTGGATGTGGTGCTAGTGGAGCGGGCTCTTCGTGGAGAGGAGAAAGCTCGTTATGAGCTTAAGGGGTTGCGGTATCTGCCAGGGAAGAAGCCTAAGGGGTATCCATACTTGACGGAATCCCTTCTGAGGAGTACCTATCCCGATAGTATGGTATCACTTAGCGGTTTGTTGAAAGACATCAGAGAACAACAACTGGTGAAGATCGTTTCGGATAGGGTGAGATTGACGGAGGTAAGAGAGGACTATGAAGTGGGAAACTTTTCGTTTTTGCGAAGCGTGGCTGATATTCGCTACTCTCCCACGAGTATTATCACCTATAAGGGATTGAGCTTGGAGCCGAAGCCAAAGAGTAATGATAGGCCTATATTGGGTATCTTTGAGAACCAGAACCAATGCCCTGATTGGTTTTCTTTTGCTGGAGAATGGGAGGGGCATGTAGAATATCAGCATCAGATAGGGGAGCACCTGCTCAGCCGTGAGCGCTATAAGGAGCGGGTAGAGGAAAAGCGTACTTTCAAGCTCAACACGGGGTGGATCTTTGCCGAGGAGATAGCCGTATTATGGGAGCTGGTTCGCAGTGAGCAGTGCTTCCTAAAGATACAGGGCGAGTGGGTGAAGGTGATTCCTATTTCGCAGAAGCCCCTATCATACGACAGTACGCGGAACCTGCACAGCTATGTAGTGGAGTTCCAAGAATCGGCCATTAGAGAATAAAGAAGAAGGATGGAGTTAGTAAAATTCGACAAGGAGGGGACTTACCCACGTATATCCGCCTCGCATATAGACGAGAGCATTGAGCTTACCCCAGCCGAGCAGGAGATAAAGGCGCGGCTGAGGCATATCCACGCCCTTAGGATGACCAACAAGTATTCCAAGTATCAGGCTATACAGATACACATGCGAGAGATGAAGGTTAGCCAATCCACAGCTTACAGGGATTACAATTGGGCTATGCAGATCTTCGGAGAGCTGGACAAGGTAGATGTGCAGGCTGAGCGGATGATTTTGGCGGAGTGCTATTGGCAACTCTACCAAAAGGCACTCAAGAAGGGCGATCTGGAGCAGGAGCGTAAGGCGCTGGATTCGTATAAGTCGCTGTTCAACTTTGACAAGGAGGAGAAAGAGATTAACTTCGAGAAAATCTCCGCTCACGAATACCATATCAAAATGAGCCGCAAGAGTATGCGTATGCTACGCGATGCCATAGGTACAGGCGTGGTGGACTTCAATGAACTGCCCGCTGAAGATATAGACTATGAGGAAATGACCAATGACCAATGATAATAAAACCAGTTAAGGAGATATACCTGAACCCCATGCAGATGGCAGCGGTGGAAGCCAATAGGTATGGACGGATAAAGAATATTTGTATAGAGGCGGGGCGTGGTACGGGCAAATCTACCATATTGGGTTGGTTTGTCAAGGAAGCGGTTAGGCAAATGCCCAGGGCGACGGGGGTGCTGGTGGGGGCGACATTCGTGCAAATCAAAAGCCGTACCTTCCCCTCTACCAAGGAGGGGCTGGAGATGTTCGGCCTGTATGAGGAGGTAGATTATGTAGTGGGCAGAAGCGGGAAGAGCTTAGGGTATAGAATGCCATTCCAAGCGCCCAACTCGTGGAGCAATGTAGTGCATTTCTCCAATGGGTTTATCCTTGTGCTGGTATCCTTGGACGATCCCAACTCAGGGCGCGGGCTGAACTCCTATATGGTCATAGGGGACGAGGCGGCGCTCTTGGAACACGATAGGCTATTCAACAACGTGCTGACCACGAACCGAGCTAAGAAAGTGGAGTTTGACCGCGCTTCGCTGCTCAATGCTACTATATTTACCTCATCGGTAGCGCTGACCAAGACAGGGGAGTGGTTCACCAATCGGGAGAAGCTGGCGCTGCAAAAGCCACAAGAACACTGCTTTATCAAAGCCAACGCCTTGGTCAATAGGGAGAACCTCAAGCCTAATTGGATACAGGAGATGTATGAGCAGCGGGTATCGGATATGCTCTTCAATGCGGAGATTATGAACATACGACCTCGTAAGGTAGCCGACGGATTCTATCCGCAGCTCTTGGCAGATAAGCACTACTACAAGTACAAGTATGCCACGAACCTCTTAGATGACTTCACCCAGAGCTATACGCCAAGCTGTACGTATGACACGGACTTGATTCAGGGTATCCCCTTGGAAATATCATTGGACTTCGGTGGGCGTATCAACTGTGCTGTGGTCGCCCAAGAGAGCACGCTCACCCATACGCTGAGTATCATTAAGGATTTCTTTGTCAAGAACCCGCAGAAGCTCTCAGACCTTATTAAGAAGATCATAGACTATTACGAGCCACACAAGGCTACCTGCAATAAGGTCTATCTATACCACGATCGCTCAGGGTTCAAGAGTGAAGCCAACAGCAAAACCACTCTGGCGCAGGATGTGGAGGACATGCTCCGTACAGCAGGCTGGCAGGTGTATAACAAGACACCCAACACGAACAATCCAAGCCATATCCTCAAGTTTCGACTCATTAACGAAATCTTAGAGGAGAGCAACAAAGGACTGCCATTCATCCGTATCAATGAGGACAACTGCCCCAACCTAATTGTATCCATGGAGAATGCAGGACTCAAGCAGAAAGAAGATTCCTTCGAGAAGGACAAAAGCTCGGAGCGCTCTACCTCCATTCCGCAGGAACACGCTACCCACCTGTCGGACTGCTTCGACTACCTTGTATGGTGGAAGTATGCTTATCTGATGGACAACGATCGCCACGATTCATATATTATAAGTTCTGTTTAAAGAGGATTTTAACGGGAAAGTAATTTTTTTTTCTAAAAACATTTGGAGGTTTTTAAAAAAGTTGTACCTTTGCAGTGTTACAAATTCCAGGGATTTTTATATCCGAAAAAAATTATTCATGATATTATAACTCACGGCGTGAGGGTGTCGCTATATAGTAATATATAGCAAAATTTCTATCCAATGGAATTTGTAACAGCACCTACTCACGCCTCTTATTTTTTTATATTATGTTACAAATTCCAACTTCACACCATGTAGCTTTGGCTATTTCGTGGGCAACTGGCCGCACGAATCGGCTTTCTCTTCTAAGTAGTACAGGCTGCTTGAAAAACCCCAATGATTACGAACCTGCGGACGATCCTGCGGTGGTGGATGCCATCGCTCAGGAGTGTTTCCACTGCTTGCTCAAGGAAACCGCGTGTAACTTCCTACTTGCCCTCCGTGATGGGCAGTGGCATGTCTCCACTTCTGCGGGGACTACTTCTGACCCCTCGCTACAGCTTGCCGTGATACACGCTTACTTATCCTACTATATTTCCACCCAAAAAGAAAGGAGGGCTGTGCTATGAGAGCAAACAAACAACTACCCAGCCCACTAAATGAAGTCCTCGGAAGAAAGCTCGCCTATTGGCTCTGCGAGATAGATGATAAGATAGATCGCGAGGAGGATTTCCAAGAAAAACTATTACAGTTCCCTAAGTTATTGGAGGACTCTACCTTTTTTGACAAGGAAGAGGAAGCCTTTGTCAAGGATATATTCCTACATGTGCTCTCTCTGACCTTTATCATACAGAAGCATAAGGAGGAGATCTGTACCTTCTGTGAGCAGTACAATGAATAATGACTACAAAGCCTCTCCTTTGGGAGAGGTTTTTTTTACGATTCTTGATCAGGCGAGCCCACTCATTCATATTTCACTCCGATTTTTAAAATTCAAATTGTAAAAAAGATTAAGGCGGCAGGGGGATTTTTTTGCACATAATGAAAATGAAATTGATTTTTAGACTTTTAACATTTTGAAAAACAAAGCAGTGAAGGCAAAATAATGATAAAGCACCCTGTTTTTCCCGCTGGGGAATGTGTCCTTTATTTATCCTGATAGTTTTTTGACCTTTGCAACATGGTAGAAAAGATATTTTTAAAGGACGCTTTGGTAGAAATGCGGAAATTAGATGCAGAGAAAAAGCCGATACCCTTTTCCTTGGCAGTACGCACCTATAACAAGCAAAATGGGTTTGGTGGAAAGCTCCTGATATACCATAATGCTACCCTAATGCAACAGCCCAAGGGTAAAAAAGACTTTGAGAAAAACCCCAACCACTGGGATAACAAGACTCGAAATATTAAACTTGCTGATGGCACTATAAAG